GGTATTCCGATCAGTTCCATCATCTGCCTGTGCAGTAATGGGAGGTCATACATATTTGGAGCCTGCTGTGCTAGTTGCAAGGCAGCTTGATACTGCATAATCCGTTGAGCCATAGATGAGGCGTTGGGATCCGACACAGGTACTATGTCAATACGATCATCGAAGTCTTCCGCCTTGATACCCTCACCAGCATCTGTTTCGTATGGATAGTCAGGGGTTGTATAGTCAGCAATGATCCTTGCAAGAATTTTATATTCCTGTTTTAAGCTGGCATGTATCCTTGCCTGTATAGCAGACTGCACCTTCATGGCACGTTCCATGATTGCAAGAGTGGTCCCAACAGGAGCATCTTGGTTCATGTCTGCTACTTTGAAATCAGCCATTGACGCAAAGCGTCTACCTTCTTCTACAATGTTTTGAAGTAACTGATACAAGACCTGAGAAGGTTCCTTATACGGAAGGAAAGTGATATTGTCACGGATGACACCACCCGGCACATCCACGTCCCGAAATTCTCCGGGCATGATTGGGGTGTCGTCTCCTTTGATTCTGAGTCCACGAGTCTTTAAGCCTCCGGGTAGGTTGGATAGTGTACCTGCATCAACCAGTTGTCTGAGCAAACTAGTGGCAGACTTGGCTAGTCCTCCAACCATATGGATCAAGCCAAGGTTGTAGAATCCTATACCGGGAACGTAGCCATAGTGTACGAAGTGTTGTTTCTTGGTCCTATGTTCGTCCTCTTCGTCCCAGTTTCTGTAGATAGACAGAATTGTATCACTAGATTTATCTATCGTGATAACATAAGGCAGTGCAACGCCATCGTCGTCTTCAAATCCCACCAAGTCTGCATCAACATGCATCTCAAGTAGTTGATGACGATCTTCTTTGTCATATGACGGTTTCACCCCACCAATATCATTAAACTTATCAGTGATAGGATTATCTTGGATAAATCCCGTTTGCAACTCTATATCACGGTAAAATCCACTGACTTGTAGTTTTTTAATCTGATTTGTACTGCGATTCATCACATGGGTATAACGCTCTGCCTGTTCTAAGTCCGCTTCGTTATATGCAACCACAAAATCTTCTGCGGGTACAAACATGGAAGTCGGTCTGCCCAAGGATGGGTCATAGTAGATCTTTCTGAATGCACTACCGGCTAATGGTAGGCTGAACAACAGTTTTTCTGTTTCTGATCTGTATTCAGTCATAACTTCAAGAAGCTGGTAGTTCATGTATTCTTGAACACGTTTCGCTTGGTCCATGCGCTCTTGAGTCTGTAAGCCCCAGCATTGAGTCTTTACCGGACCCTTAGCTGGCATAATCTCCTGAATCGTTTGACTCTGGAATCTGACTACAGCTTCAGATAGCATAGGGTGGAATACACCACAAGCTCCCGACCAAGGAGTTGTGCGCTCTTCAATCGTCAAGCCTAGCTGGTCTAGTCCTTCTTCGTAGGTTTGCTCCCAGTCGCCTCTGCTATTTTTATCAGAGTCGAACTTTCCAACGAGGTCTACTGCAAGAGTACGGAGTTCATCATCATCCATGATCTCCGCTAGATTGCTTTCAAAATTAACCTCTGGCATTCCTTCATCGGAGGTGGGATCGAAATCAATTTCAATACCGCCATCTTCGAGTTCGGTAACCAGTGAGTCTTCTGGCACCATCCCCTCTTCTTCGACGACTACGAGTCCTTCTGGACCCATATCAAAATCATCTTGGTTGAGGAGACTGCCTAGGGGTTTATCTACCGCCATCTACACCTTCTTTGATTTAAGCGCCTTAAACACTATGCCAGCATAACACCTTATAGTCAATAATAGTCAGCTTTTCTCATCGGCAATAAATCATCCCAAGGCTCATCACTGTCTAGATTTATGAAGCCACCTTGCCGAAATCTGAGCAATGCCTGTGTAGATGAATCTACTAGATCATCATGATCTCCGGTAGGAAACGCAGCAAATTGCTCCACTACTTCTTCTGCCCACCTTTTCTTGGGTGCCCACACACGACCACTGTGAAAGAGGTCTGATACAGCATTTACTCTAGCGATCTTATCCTTACCCCTGCCGGGCGTATATTCTGCCACTGGTATACCTATTCTTCTTAGTTCAAAGATCAATGGGCTTCCAGCAGCCTTTGCTTCGACAATACACGCGTCAGGTTCGTACTCTTTGTACATCTCATAGGCGCGTTGCTTTAGATCTGGAAATTCTAACCGTTCCTGCAATGCATCCAATAAAATTATGTTCGCTTCTTTGTCTTCTGTATAGAACACACCCCAAGTTGTGCAAGCACTGTAGTCAGCAGTTTCTTTCGCCAAGAAAGCTGTGTCCCATGATTGAATAATAAACTCACAGTCAGGGGGATCTTTTTTCTCCCAGTCCTTCCACCACTCACGTTTGATGATGGCACCCTCTTCAGACGTAGGATCCTGCTGATACTGGGCACTCCACTTACCAAGGGGTAGCTCTGCTCTCAATGCTTCGAGTTGATCTAACGGCCAGAAGCCCGGCCATAACGGTTTTCCACTAGGAAGGATGGCAGGCAGTTCAATTATTTCCCACTCGTCACTACCACCCCTTTCTACAGATGCTTTCAAAATGCTTCCCGTTAAATCTTTCTTTGACCAACGAGTCATCACCAAGCAGATCGCACCACCGGGCTGTAATCTCTGACGTGGACCTGACGTATACCATTCATAGGTCTTGTTATAAACAGAGGGATCGTTTTGTGCGGCTTCCTGTTCAGAATGTGGGTCATCCACGATCAGGATGTCTGCGCCCTTACCTGTTACAGCACCACCTACACCAATAGCAAAGTAATCACCACCCTTGTTCGTGTTCCAACGACCAGCCGCTTTCGAGTCCGCACTCAGCTTCACCCCTGAAAATATCTTTTCATAGTCTTGGGATCCAACCAAGTTACGAACCTTACGACCGAAACCCACTGCAAGCTCTGCTGTATGCGCTGTCTGGATCACCTTCTTATCTGGAAACTTTCCCAAGTACCAAGCAGGAAACAAATGCGAAGCAAATTCTGACTTGGTGTGTCGTGGGGGCATGTTGATGATCAGTCTCTTCAGTTCACCCTTGGCAATACGATTAAACGCATCTGCCATCACTCTATGGTGATCCCCTTCAATAAAGGCAGGCCATACTTCCTTAACAAATGCAAGGAAATCATCATGCGAATCCTCGCGAACCTTAGCTTCGTTCAGTTCCTCAATCAGTTGAAGGATCTGACGTTGCTTCTCAAGCGGAAGTGCTTCAAGGTTCATTCACGCATTCCTGATTATATGATTGATTGCCCCACCAGCATTGATGGATACTCCCGACACAGGACATAGATGCAAGAACTACCAACAAAACAAACAACTTCATCCCAGAACAACATCCTCATATTGAGCCTCTATCCATACTTTCGCACCACAAGACAACGGTTTATCCGGAGAATAGACCACCCTTGAAGGACCACCGATAGTAACATGCGTCGCATACTCATTGCTTTTATATGTCTTCACTGTAATTACGGGCTCCCGTTCTCCAGTCTTTGCATTACTGCGTACCTTATGCTGGTTAATATGGATCTTAGCTTTCATTCCGCTTCAGACATTTTAATCAGAAAGGCAGGAGTCTTTTCACCATGCCAACCACCAAGTTGGTTGTAATAATAATGATCCAACGCCTCCTCATGCGTTAACCCGTCCTCACTTATCAGTTTCGCGATTACTTTTTCGCGATCATACACCACAATTGGCTCGTCTATGCCAAATCGTTCCAATATTCCCAAGATACAATCATCGAACCCGTCCATAATTAGAGCGTCTTCTGCGCCTAGGTCGGTCAAAGTCTCTGTCAACGTCCGATTCATATTCCCCTCTCTCTATTACAATGTGAGCCAAACTATACCACAAATCACTATTACCCGGATACCCCAGTTTCGCAAGGTACTCCTCCAGTATTACATCAGAACTCTTTCCGATTACCCTGATTTTTGTGGGACTACCCCAGCGAACAAAATAATCCGGATATTTATCAACCAGTTCGTCTGCACTAAAAGAAATATCTTTAGGATGCCGCTGTAGGGCACTCCTCTTCTTTGCTATTAGGTAAACCCTAACAGCCTCGTCTAGCACAGTTTCAAGATCCGGTAAGTCATCCACGATCTAATATACCCTATATAGCCCAAAATTTGCAAAAAAATTTTCAAGATAAAAGGCATAGCCCATTTTTTAGTGATATAACGAGCAAAACAATGTTTTTGGGTTAGGGAAAAAAAATTCGCGAAAAAGGGGTGGTCCCCCCTACTACCCTGTTGACATCGTGACATCGTTAATGGAGCTTTAGGACATGAGGGAAACACAACGTTTTCCATACTATTCTAGGAGCAACATCATGGACTACTTGCAACATATCATTCAAGCCTTTCATTCAGAGTTAGTTGTTAACATTGTTTATCATAACAAGGTAAGCAAGTCAGGGCGTCAGGATCAACGCAGGAAAGTTGAGTGTAGGGTTACAGGTTTTGATTCTACTAAAGACTTCTTTCGTATCACAACAACAGACGGAAAATATCGGACCTTGCGATATGAAGGAGTAAGATCAGTAACATTTAAATAGGCAACCTAGGGGCTGGCACTTCGCCAGCCCCTACCATGCAGGACAACAGGAGCGAGTAAGATGAGTAACTACCCCGACGGATGTAACGGACCAGAGGAACACACGTGGTCATGGAATAACGAACATGACGTTGAGCAGTGGGACGACGAAGCTAACGCAATCGTAATGAAGAATCTTCCCAATGCTTCGGAAGAGCTTCAGCAGGAATACAAAGAATCCTTCTACGATGCTGGGCCAGAGGATGGCGAGGGGATTGCTGAAGAGGAGCTTGAGAAGCATTGGATGCACTACAAGCTCACCCCTCTCATGAAGGAGTCCATTGGCTTCGGGAAGTAAGTAACCTAGGGGGTGGCACTTCGCCACCCCCTACCATGAAGTACTAGGGAGACAAGTAAGATGATTGATTCAGAGATACGCCGTATCAAAAAAGGCATAGCAGATATGGAAAAATTCTACACCGAAGAGTTGGATGAAGTTGTGGTCAACTTGAAAGCTGTGAAGGTATCGTTGGAAGAGTGTCGGGCTGACCATCAAGAAGCATTGAGGTTGCTCGCACAGTGCGAGAGTGAGAGAAGGATAGCAGTGGCACAAGTTGCACACTTCAAAGAAGTACTCGCTAGGAAGTAAGTATCGCTAGTAAACAGAGGGAGGGTAGCTTCGGCTACTCTCCCTTTTTTTGTGCCCATCCCACAGATTACTCTAATTCTAAGCCATCCTAAGACACTTCGTCTACCTTCCTAATGCCATAGCATCACTAGCTTTTATACCTTGAATGCCTTGTGCCATTGTGCTATCTTATGTGGTCAGACCTCCCGGCTAGACTGGGTTGGATGCTAGTTAACTTGGTAAGCGAAGACCTAAGTGCTAGTGTTCAACCCACTCTAGTTTTTTTTTGTCTTGGATCCAGCGGCTGCTGCCGGATAAGCTGGCCGAAATTTTTAGGGAGGCGCGAGCGTTAGCGAGCGAGGTACGGGCGCGGGCGCTGGCGGCGGCGAGGTACGGGCGCTAGGTACGGGCGCAAGAGGCAGGCCGATTCGGTTTCTCTTCGGTCTAATTTATGGGCAAAAAAAAGAGGCTGACCCGAAGGCCAGCCCCTGATTTTCTCAGCTAGGCTCTGATCTCTAGCTGGTCGGGATCCAGCCAACTGCCCGACTCAAAAGCTAGTTCCTTTCCTAGCTGGTGGAATTTTGACATCGAGGTCGGAAGGTCTCTGATATTTCTATCCTTTAAGATTTCCGTGGTGGCATTGTTGAAGCCCCAAAGAGTGCGCTGTTCAAATTCTTCGTGCCTAGGGTTACGGTACTCACCTAAAACTTTAGGCGCGTAACTCCAAGGCATCACGTTAGCGTCACACATCTTCACTAGAAAATCATGGGCTACCGTGTCGGATAAATCAGTAGCCTTATAAGACTCGATCACTTTCTGGTGATCGGTGTGTGCTTCCTCAATCTCACCAGCTAAACGATTAAGGCGATCAGGTAGGACACTTTTAATATTCGTGGTGTGCATGTGACCTGTTGCGAAGTCACCCATGAAATCCATGTTGGTACAGACCATGACCACAATTCCACCAATGATACCAGCCGACATTGATTTGTCGTGGCTGTTGCGAAGCCCGATAGATAAGTTGTAATCCTCACCTGTTGCGACATCATCACGGTCTATATTCATGACCCCGAAAAGTCTAGCCGTATCAAACATCACGTCCTCGCCTTCAACGTCAACCTTCCCACCTTCCAATGAGAATCTTTCTTGACCCACGTTCCAACCCCAATGGTTCAAGGTCTTATACAACATGTCCAAAAATTCTCCATGTGGTAGAGGGTTATGGGTGCGTGTTGCTGGAGGTGTTGGAGTATCCCGAACCTCTTCCTCTGTGACCTTCGCCCCTCCGATAAGTGTCTGTCTTACTGTTGCCATCTGTTATCTCCCAGTAGGAGGCCATTCATTTGACCTGCTATAAATCTACTGACAACTTATCAATTTGTCAAGGGCTAACTTATATATTTTTAAATTAAGATATAGGGCTTGACAAATCTATATAATGCGCTATATTAATATAGTTAGTTAAGACACTTACACGGGAGACATGATGCACGAAACAGAATTTGATCAGAAAGGATGGGAAGAAAGTATCTGGGAGCAAGTCCTAGAAGAGTTTGGATGTGATATGGACTCTGAAAAGATGGCTCTTGCACCCTCTTGGCCTGTGATGAGAAAACGTTTTGAACAATTGAAGGAGGAGCTATCCTCATAAAAAATTGGGGTCAGCCCTTCGGGGCTGGCCCTGTCCTATCGGTTTTTGTTCGGGTGGCCTCCCCCGGATCCCGCAGCGCACCGGAGCCCTCCGGCTACATCCCAAAGCCCTCCGGCTGCATCCCAAAAAAAAAATCTAAAAAAACGCGAGGTACGGGCGCTAGGTACGGGCGCTAGGTACGGGCGTAAAGAAAGGGGCCGACCCGAAGGCCGACCCCGACTGGGTGGGAGAGTCCCAGTCACTTCTTAGAATCGTACCCACATACACACTGATCTTCCTCTAGCATAGACTCAGTCAACTCCATTATTTCATTCTTTGGAAGATCATTTAAGACTGGACCCATCAATTCCAAATACTTTTTGTGACTACCACTACGCTCACACATCAGATCATTCAGAAGTTCCTGTGGTAGCTTCTCTAAGATGGGCCAGATTATATTGTAAACCCATTCGTCCATATAACCTACGGCAAACCCATCCACTCGCATCTCTAGTTCTATCATGATGCCACCTTCTCGTCTGCTTGCCATCCCTCTTCTTCACTTGTCTTCATCTCCCAAGTATCGTCGTGGTATTCAGCCCCCTCACTATCAATAAGGAAGTCATTGAACAAGGTATTAGTTGACTGACATATGCCACACTTCCACGCTTCAGGCTCTTCAGAGATTCCCTTGGGCGATATGAAATCAAAAAGACCCATATGATGTAGGGGGTCATCTATCCCCTGTCCTTCCATCATTCCACAGTCATTGCACTTCACTGCGATATCCCTTCTCATCTCGTTTATCTCAGCTTTTTTCTTGCAAGTCTTACAGGTGAATGTGCTCACGAATCTATTGTCATCAACGCAGATAACAGCATGGGAATCGCAAGCAGGACAGTAGATCGTATGGGTAGGCTCTCTCATGATGCCACCTCTCTGAAAAGTTCTTTTAAATCAAAATTAAAATCTCCCTCACTATCGACAACCTGAACAAGATCGTGGAGTAGATCCGAAACGTATTCCCTAGCCAGTGGAGAGTCTTTAATTTCCTCTGGATCTAAGCCCACATCCAACAAGGTTTTCCAGTGTGCCAGTAACATTCTGATAGGCTCTATCATGATGCCACCTCTTCAACTTTTACTTCCTGATCAGAGAGACTTTCGCAATGATCATATGCAAGCACACCCTGACTTTGCTGTTTATCAAATTCCTTTCTGGCTTCCTCTTTAGTTTCAGCTTCCACCCTTAGCTCGTAATAGGTAGCCTGCGTCCAGAAAAACTTATAGTTTCTCATGATGCCACCTCTCTTTCGTCGATCAATTCTAAACCAAAGTCATCGCCACAATTTATATCAACGTCCACATCATACTGCTCACCCTTATCGAATATCTTTCTAGCTTCCTCTTCAGTCTCAGCCCTTACTGTCAAGCCGAATGTATCAGTTCTAGACCAAAGGAATTCGTAGTCCTTCATGATGGCACCTCTATCATCTTTTCAAAATCTTTTTGAAGTGCATTCCTTACAGCTTCTAATCCGTTGATCGCATCGCATATGTCAATGTGATACCCAACGTCCTTCTGCAATTGGTGTACTAGTTGCAACACCCACACTGGCGTTGACCTATCTTCGAGTAGCTCTTCCATACTTCCCCCCATAAGTAAAGAAACAATCCATCTATTAATACTATTAATATAACATTATCACGCAGTAAGTCAAGGGCTGATGGTAATTAAATCTATTCAGATATGCCTAGCCTTTTTTTTATATCGTCCTGTTAGGTCCGCGAATTTTTGCCACACTTCCCTACGCGTCAGACTACTCCAATCACCTTCCAATACTATTGGCTTGACTAATTTTTTCATAACTCCTCCGGGTACGGGCGCTAGGTACGGGCGCCGGTCCTCCTAACCCGGCGCCCTTTCAGTGACCTCACTAAATCATTTGCAACCCTAGTAATAAAAAATATAAAAATACTATGAAGGTTAATGCTCCCCCTAGCTTATCTCCGATTGTTTCTTTTCTCTTCATGCCCACACCACAAATCCAGATGTATCTTTCTTTCCCTTGCTACCCTTAGCAGTAAGCCCGACTATGCAGGGCTTAGGATCCCTGAATCTCCAATCATTTTCGGTGCCATCAATCACTTGCAAACCGTGCCAAGTCTCAGGCAATTCTTTTCCAAACACTACGGATACATTCATTCCATTATCTAGGGCAGTATCTATATCTTTAGTTGTGGACTCTTCCGACCTAGAGAAAGTGAGGTCATAATTTTCTGGAATATTTTTTCTATTCTTATGCTTGGTGTAATCATAAAATTGTATGTTTGGGAAATCTTCCATGAACCCAAACCTTTCCCACCTTAGGTCACTAGTCCCATCTAATCTAATGACTGGCTGTAGATTCTTTTTAATTGCGCGACGCTCTACACTTGCAATGTCTTTCACTAATAAGTCTAGAAATTTATCGCGTTCCTCAAAAAACATTATTGTCTTTTGGATCCTTGCCTCTTGTGTTCTTGTCATCTGACCTCGACCTGAGAAGTAAAGACAAGCGTTCCTGCATCCTTCAGTAGATGAAGCACAAGCGTTGTGACCTGACTGTTCAGCAGGTGCTAGGTAAAGGATCGCGCCCTCTATCCCATGTTCTGGTGCGTTGGCTTGCTTAGGTGAGCTTGTTGCATGTCCTAGTAAGTGCATACTTTCTCCTATGAGAAGTTTAACATGAATAAACTTAACATTATATAGAGTAATGTCAAGGGCTGTAGATAAATTAACGGCCAGACCTAGCAAATAAATCTATTTAGTTATGCGGCGACACTGTAGCGGGCTGCCTAGTGAGTGAGTGAGTAAGTGATCGCGCCATCTAGCAGAAAAATCTAAAAAAATATGCGAGGCCAGCACAAATTTGCACGAAGGGCAGAAAAATCTATAGAAATGCTAGGTACGGGCGTCAGACCGGCGAGGTACGGGCGTGAGATCTATTAATTTGCTAGGTACGGGCGTGAGACCCGTCCCTTAGTTTAATAGGTAATCTATTTAACACTGATAATCTACTTAACTACCAACTAACTAGATTAACTGGTAGAAATAATAAGTTCTATCTACTAGTATACTAGTTTAATCTAGCTGTCAAGGGGGGGTTGACAAATTAGTGGGTTAACCTAGTAAAAACAGCCCTGCTTTAACCAGAAATTGGTGCGAGAAAGAGCCTGTGCGCTAGTTCTTGCTACTGCCTACCGGGTATATCAGTTCATCTCTAGGTCGAAACCATTCAATGCTTCTTGTAGTTCCTTATAGATTTCATCGCTACTTCTATGCACAATATTTACTGACGTGCTATCGTCAAATAATTTTTCAGTCTTAGCTAAGATTTCCAGTGCCCGAACTCTCACGGATGGAGCATTACTTTCATCGCTTGCTTCTGCTCGTAAGCTATCTATGATCCATGCTTTGGAGAGTTTGTCTTGTTCCTTTCTGCCTACAGAATTTTCTTCTTTTATTTCTTGGATCCGGTGTTTAATCTTATCCATCTTGCACAGCTTGGTCGCCTCATTGGATGCGCTCTTGCGATTGGATCCAGAGGTTTCGTAGGCTTTGATATACGCATCAGTCTGGGTCTCTCCTCGTGCTACAAACGCACAGAAAGCCGACTGCTTAGGTGTCAGGGTGATGCCCTTGGTCATATGTTCTCCGGTGAGAGGTTCATACCTAGTGTAAACAGGGCTCCATTTAAGTGCAAGGATATTACCCCTTGACATGTTACTATCTTTATCTATATTACATGTGTCGGTACTCTGGACTGTGCGCCTTGCGAGGTGATAACCGGAGCTAAGTAAGACCTGAAACATTTGTCTGCCAAGGTCGAGAGCCACTAACATTCACCCTCATATAGAGGAGTACGAAAGATGAACAGAGTAGCAAGATGGAGAAAATTAGACAGAAGTACTACACACCAAGCCTTCAGAGATCAACTGGCCTCAGTTGTTCGCGATCTCAAGCGTGACAACCCCCGAATAGATCCTCGCGATCTCGACTATGTCGGGCACGATGGCATGAACAGCGCAGACATTGCATGTGAACTGGGATACATCGGAGCAATGCTCTACTCAATAGAGGTAGAGGTAGCCAACACTATGGCCTATGGATACGAGCATGACCACCTCAGGAAAGATGTTCAACAGTGCAAGGATCTCGTTGATCATTTGAATGAGAGGTTACCAGTATGAGTGATGATTACAAACCAGCCCAAGTCACGATGAACAATGAGGAAGATCCATTTATCAGAAACCTAAACGAGTTGATAGAGGTACTCCAAGACTTGGTTGCAGAACATCCCAAGGCAGGGAATGTGGGAGTACAGGTAGAGGAAGATTGGGAGCCTTGCAATGAGTGCAGTGACGCAAAGTTAGTGAACCACTGTGTGGATTTCAAAACACAGATTGAGTACCACCCAACTGGTAGCAGTGGGTACGAGCGAAGTGGTTGCATCATCATTAAAGGGGGTGAGTAATGAAAGATATCACTGAACGCACCTATTTAGTCTTGAACACAGACCCAGACACTGGAGCAGTAGAAAATACACAGCAATGGACTATCGATGAGATCTTAACTGAGATCAATCGTGACAGAGGTGTTGACTGGACAGATTATGATGAGTCTGACTGGCAAGAGGGATGGCTAGAATTTGTGGAAGGCAAGCCGTGCTATGGTGGGGGCTACCATGCTATCCCAGAATTATGGAAGTCGGTTTGCGTAGCTGAAACTCCCGGACTCATACGAAAACAACGCAGAAAAGCAAAGATTCGCGAGGCACTGAAAGATGCCAGCATCTCAATCGCCACTGCCCAAGATGATATGAAGGATGGAGTTCTCAAGATGCTCGATCTGGAAGACATCCAAGATCATATCACACGGTTAGAGAACCTGATTGACCCGGTACCCTTCACTAATGGCCGTAACCAAGGAGTAACATCATGACCAGACATGAGCATGAGACGTGGATCAGTACCTTGATGTCTAAGATCCGGGTCTATTCACAGCTTGAAAGATTGAAACAATATGGCGAAGGGGTTAACGATTCCAGATCCATCGAGAAACATGAACAGTATATCGAAGAATCAACCAAGACATTGGCCGACATTGAGAACAGCCTATACCTTAAACTTGATGAGGTGGGGGACCGACATGATCACAGCTAAACACATAGATAAATTAACAGAATGCTATACCATATTGGTTGACCTAGCGAATGAGCTTGATAGTAAGAAAATACCTTGCGAATGTTGCGAGAGGGACTCATGGCAGAACCTCACAGAAGGCAGGATAGTACAAGAGGTTCAGGCGATGGCGCGCAAATCCCGAAAGTGTATATCATTAATTCAGAACGAACTGGTCTACATGGAGAACATGAAATGAGAACAAAGAGAGCTAGACACCTGCTAAGGAAAGGGCTACTCGTTGCTAGGTTGCGAGGGCACAGACCTAAGATGGTATCACATTCCGGAGCACTCAAGCTATACGGTTGCCTGCAAGGAAAGAAGTGTAGAGCTATCATGGAATGCTGGGATAACCCGGACAACATGGCCGGCCCAATGCTCCACGCAGACTGCGTTGACTCTGAAGTAGGATGGATCCGTAAGCTTATTTTAAAATTCATTTCTTTCTAAGGAGTAGCATATGTTAGCGAAAGGATTGCTCATATTTTTTATAGGTATGATCATCGCATGGTGCTGTCTTACCACATCGCGTAAATAAAAAAACCCCTAGGGTGTGGTGGGGAGAGGAAGTCCCAGACACAGCCTAGGGGGACGCGCAAAGGAAGGGGAAACGCGCCTGTTTTTAAGTAAGCTACTGCCCCCCCACTCTTCCGGTCAATCTTTACTTCTCCATGACCACGGTTAATCCCTTAGTAATCATGAACGATTGACACATCGCCAAGCTATCCAGTCCGGGGTTAGCACTCAGGTCTAACTCAATCGACTGGGGCTCATGCATTGGGATCACCATCTCTGCCAACTCAGTACGCACTGCCCTCATAGTCATCTGGTGGGAGAGGAACATCGCAAACCATATCCCTGCAAAGATGCAGACCCAACTGATTACTTTCTCTATGTCAATCATTGTGCTAACGTGGGAATAGCTTGCTCTGCCATCAGGCCACTGTAATTGAAGCCCTTTAGTATATCGCTAGGGGTAACGAGGTCACCATCCATCCCATAAGACTTATCGTTGTAAGTAAGTGCATACTTTTCAACTACTAATTCACCCCTCAAAAAAGCACCGGCCTTATACGTTGGCCTCCATACACCTGATTCTTTTGTAAGTGGGTTATCGCTATTTTCTTTATGATCTAAAAATCCCCAGTGCTTGAGAGTGCTGTACTGCTTAGTGTGATCATATGTGCCCTGAGCTTTTCGGGCTTCGTGAGGAACATCTACCCACCTACGGCCCCGATCAGACAACTGCCAAAGCCACATCAATGTGCGTACCATTGTTGCGTTAAGAGGTCGCTTGTACACCTTGCCCCAACGCTCGCACACTGGGCAACACGCACCGTAAGATTTTAACACTGCATGGTACATTCTTTTCAGTTCTGCTAAATGCCTTATTCGACTAAATGTCATACTAAAATCCTCCCCTATAACAGTGTGAATTTATTTGTGTCCCAGTGTACCATTGGTTCTTGGTCTGCCGGATCCGATCTATCTTTCCTGCCACCCATAGCTATGTACTCATATGGTGTGTTGAAATTCAGATAGCCAACGCTATCATTCCAAGCGACAAGCCAGACGCATGGTAACTCCAGCGCCTTAGCCGACATCAACTTATGCTGTGCCACAAAGATAGTTGGGTACTGCTCCCTATCATTGTGCCTTCTCTTCACCTCAGCATAGCCAACGATTTCATTTTCTTTTGAGAGTGCATAGTCGAGGCCGTAACTGATCGGAAGTTTGTGTGCCTTACATCCCCACCTATCACAAGCAAAGTTTACAATCTTCTGTTCGTTGTCCCGATCCTTACCACTCTCATACCTTTGCCTCATGACAGAGGGCACCAACGCCAGCAAGGGACACTCTTAACGGAATAACCCTGTGCGAAGCGAGGAGATTGTTGTGGTCGTTTAAGGTTTTCCGTAGTCATGACGCTACCGGCAAACCCCCTCTGTACAGCCCCCAAGGGAAACCTTTTGCGAGAGAACCCTTGAGGACTGGTGCTATCAATGTAGGGTGTCACTTTGTTTCCCAAAGTGTGGAGTCTCTTGGGCACTGGTATCGCCTACCCTCTTACTAAAGAGAGGCTTCATTGCATCCAGCAGTGGATGGGATCCGGTATCCACTGTAAGTTCTAGAAATTCTTTAGTCTGATCTTGGTCATCAAGCCAAGGATGCTTTCGCTTTGCATCACTCAACGGAAAGGTGACAAGCAAGGTCTCGCCATCACCCTTCTCAAAGGTGGTCTCTATGCTGGTGTCACAGTTGCATGAGTAAAGATGTTGACGTGCCTCTTCTGATATAGCACCGTGTTCGTTGATCGTATCATTGGTAATCGACCTCTCTTCCATCGCATCATGTATGTGACAATCTTCTGCATGTATAGTTTCGATTGTCACCTGTGAATGATTGTCCCTAGCCAAGCTGTCTACCATCAGTACGATACATGATATCGCATCACCATTGTTATCTTCTAAAGCCACCACTGGTCCTCTCTTTTTTTTACAGGATTGGGAGCCCTTTCAGTTCTTATCTCTTTCACATAATCACTTAGGATCTCACGCAGTAGCTGAGACAAGCTAACCCCCCTTGTCTCAGCCATGTTGCGTAAGGAATCCAGTGTATCTTTCTCTACCCTAAGCAGAAACTTTACTTTGTCAGAAGGGGAGACCATCGTCTTCCTTCTCAACGGTCTCAGGCTCAGGCCCATCTGCTAATACCTTTACCGGACCGGACCCAGTCTTTAGGTCTATCTCCAGTCTGGCATTCTCATACTGTATACCACCCTTGGATGTACGATCCCAGATGGCTACCTTGAGCTTAGGCATTGCTCCTTCCTTAGCCTTGTCCACCATTGCCCGGAGAAACTCTTCGGTAAATTCTATGGTCCCAGTCTTTAGTGGGTGACGGTCACTCGCTCTAAATTTATTACTGAAGATTGCGAAGTCTAGCTTTGGTTGGTCTTTGTAATCATGCATCAATCAATTCCCCTTGTTCTCTTTCATCGTTGATTTGTAGTGCTACATCGGAAACCTTGTGTATCTGTATCATTAGTTTTGCTATTGTTTTCTCATCGCGACCTGCGATAGCAGACTTAATGCCTGCCTTAAGGGTATCATCCGGTACCCAACCTGCTTCAAAGACCTCATTGCAAAGATCCTTCAGTGCCTGCACTGTCTCTTCGGTATGGTCCTGCACTACCCCATTGCTCTGGGCCTTGGCCTTGATAGGCTTCTTGACTGGAGCCTTGGTAACACCGTTAGCTTCTTCCATTGGTAGACCATCGCCTGAGTAGCCATAGTTAAACAATCCATACAAGCTAAATGCCTTTGTCATACAGCGCATTTTAGCATCAGAAATATCTCTACTGGAAGGATGCGCGATGCTCTTCATCCGGTAATCCATAACCGGTAGCCACATCTCTTTCCCTACCTCACCTATGACTACAGTACAAGACACCATAGCAGTGCCCCCCTCGTAGTAGGTAACATCATCCCACACAATTTCCATCTCTGGATAGTTCTCCATCATGATACGATACGCATGACTCCAACTCAGGTAGGTTAGCCCACCCTTGTCCTCTGTGTATTCGTTCACGTTGACCTTACTTAATGTACCCCAAATACTACCTGCTGTACTAGATTTCTTAGCTGGCATTTCCTTTATCTCCTCTCCATTGTGGACAAAAATCTGCGACCTCACACCAATCCTCACACCTGATGTACTTCGCCTTCCCATCTACTATCGAGAAGGATCCTGTCTTTTGCTTATTGATATACTCAACTGCTTCCTGTCTTATATCGAATGACCGTGGTTTACCCCCACCATTTACTTGATAAGCGCCACGAGCCCAACGCTCTTCCGGTGTACAAGGGATTGTCTTCTCTTGTGTGTGAAGCTTTACCCTCTGAGCTATGTAAGCATCCTGTCTTTCATCTCTCCACATGGGGACAGACAGTACCACAACAGGCGACTCCGGGTAGTTATACTTGCCGGTACGAGACCTCATCCAATCCCGGCAGATGCATACGATGTTTAACTTGGTAGCCGTCAATCCATTCTGACGAATCAACCATGCATACATGTTCAACTGTTTCTCCCAGTCTTCCTTGAGTCCACGTTGAACACTGTAGGTTGATGTAACCTTATAATCCATAAGGGATCCATCGTCACCCATCAAGTCAATGGCGCCACTGATTGTAGTTCCGTCATGTTCTGCATGGAACCTACGCTCTTTGGTGCCCTCACTGTCAGCTTGTTCAATGACATTGTGTACGCCCTTGCCAAGCAACTTCCACACTTCCTCTCTTACATCTCCACTTATCTCATCCTCATGAGCATGCCACAGCCGGCGAATTTGTGGTGGTTTGATTAACTCTGTCACGCTAAAATCTGCCCCATCCTTTGTGTATGGGTCATTCCGGATAGCGTCTACGATAGAGTCTGGTGCGCCGTAACGATTGGTAAGTTTCAAGAGATTCTCCAAACTCCAACCGTTTGCTCAGTGTCAGGCATACGTCTGACAATATACTTGCGTCCGTCAACGTTGTACCTCGTAGCAGAAGAGCGAACACTGCTCTCATGCTTCATGTCATCACACTCTACTATGAAACACTCATCCACTTCCAATTCTCTGAATGGGTACGAGTTTCTCTCTGCTCTGTTAGGGATTGGTACACCCCTCAGAATTTCCAATCCACCCTCTACTTGATCGCTCATTTAGTTCTCCATATGCCTATGCCATAGTCAGTAACTCTAATCGAAAACTTCTTACCGGTACTCCTTGTCATCCTGCCTGCGTAACTCCTGATCGCATTGATCTTTCCTTTGACCTCTTCCTCTGTCATTGTCAACTCAATCATGTCGTTGACTTCGATCCTCTCCATCGGCAGATATCCCCACTTTGTAGGGGGGCCAGAGGTTTTTGGAGGAGGTCCGGCATCCTCGTAAACCCTGAATCGGGTAGCTGTTTCAGTCACTTACAACTCCTTTCTTGCCATTAAGATGTGATACTGTTATTGTCTCTGTCCAAGGAGACGAAATAATGGTAACCATTCAACAGATATCACGCAAGGGCTCCGACAATAACCTCATAGTTCTTACGATCATGGGAGAGCCAGCATCAAAAGCTAACTCTAGACGGTTAGTTTCAATAGGTGGAAAGCCTAGGTTTATCAAGTCGAAGAAGGCGTTGTCGTACAGTAAAGATTTTGAATTACAGTGCCCAGTCATAGATGAATTACTTGAAGGAGATCTGGCTGTAGGTATGAAGATCTTTTATAAAAGTAGAAGACCTGATTTAGATGAGAGTTTAATACTAGATCTACTACAAAATAAAATATACAAGAATGATAGATCAGTTAAAATAAAATATATTAAACATGGTCTAGATAAAGAAAACAGTAGAACTGTTATACTAGTAGGACCAGTAGAAAAAATAGATGAGATTATAAGTACTCTTAATCTACTAGTTTAAAATAAAAGATATAAGGTGGGGGGGATGCAAGCAGAGTCTGTACCAACTAATATAAAAAATCTGGGAGACAGACTTGCAGTAGGACAGCACAAAAGAAAATGTCCTCAATGCCACCACGATAGATCCAAGCACAAGCACGACAAATCGTTGTCGCTTAACATAGACTCAGACGGTGTGCGATACCACTGTCATCACTGTGGTATTAATGGAGGATGGATGCACAAGAACGAAACGTATACACCATTTTATCGAGACCCAATAACTTTTCCCAAAGAATTTGCACCGAATGAAACAGCAAAGAATTATTTATTAGAACGAAATATTACTGAGCAAGTAATGGAAGAACACACTGTTCAGGGCACCTATACATTCAACGGTAAGTCTGTCCCGGCGATAGGGTTTTTATATAAAGATGCAGAAGGAGTGTCGGCAATTAAGTGGCGCAGTGCTGGCCCAAAAAAATACTACAGTCAACAAAATGTATGTGAAGATTTTTATAACCTACACAACTATAAGAAAGGCAACGACATACTGTTAGTAGAGGGAGAGATGGATGCACTGTCTTGGATGTCTTGTGATCTACCGGAAAACCTTACGGTAATGAGTATACCGAATGGGGCACCTGCTAAGGTTAAAGATGGTAAGTCGGATCCCAGAGAGGACAAGAAGTTTCAGTATGTCTGGAGAGCCAAGGATCAACTCGAAAGCGCAGAGAGAATCATACTATGTTTCGACAACGATGAGGCAGGTGGTGCGTTGCAGGAAGAAATCAAAAGACGTATCGGCACGAGCAAGCTGTGGACCTTAGAGTTAGAAGGATGCAAGGATACCTCAGAGGCACTGGACAAGAAGGGAGCGAGCTATCTACTAGGACAGCTAGAGGTTTGTGACCCTTACCCTACTGTAGGATTGTATAGGGCACGAGACTTTAAAAAAGATTACGATACACTGTATGAAGATGGACAACTCAGTGGATCCTCTACTGGTTTAAAATCGTTAGACAAACTAATACAAATCATACCCGGCATGATGACGGTAGTCACTGGCTTTCCTTCCTCTGGTAAGAGTGATTTGATTGATCAGATATGTCTTAACCTAGCTAGGTCTGAAGGTATCAAAACAGTGTACTGTTCCTTCGAGAAGCCACCGGCTTTACACATGGCACAGTTGGCCCAGAAGCTAATGGATAGACCATTCTTTGAAGGCATCTCTACTAGGATGGAGCATGAAAAAAAGGACTATGCATACGAGTGGATGGATGAACACTTCTTGTTTATGGATCATACATTAGATGGACCTTCTACCATAGAAGGGATCCTAGATACAGCATCAGCGGCAGTCATGCAAATAGGTTGCCGGGTGTTGGTGATAGATCCCTACAATTTTATAGAGCTACCAAAAGCTGACCGTGAAACAGATTCGATTAGCAGGATGCTTACCAAGATACAGAAGTGGGCTAAGTCTCATGATGTGCATGTCTTCTTTATTGCTCACCCAACCAAGCTGTCTCCAGATCGTAGGTCTGATAAGAAGGTAGTGATTACTGGGCACGACATTGCAGGTAGCGCGGCTTGGTTTGCTAAGGCTGACCTAGGCATCACTGCTTGGAGACATCCACGAGATGAGGAGCCACCGGAGTGTCATGTCTGGAAAGTTAGATGGGGATGGATTGGTACAAATGGATACTGTCAGTTAGACTTTGATCGTGCTACAGGAAGATGGACTGATCACATCAGAGAAGAGGTTGATGATGCACGTTGGGATTTTTAGGGGGGTTGACAAAACATTAGGGTTGTATTAAGTTGATATGTCAGCATCGGATAAGCCGATAGTCTGACAGTTAATTTAGACGGGAGTTTTGATGACCAAACCACGGTCAGCAGGAAACGGAAAGGTAACATTCACTCAATCTTTCGGCGGAAGGGAAAAATATTACTCCGTCAAGTATAAGAAAGACTGGATAGGAGATTGTGCTATCAGGGCACTCGCACACGGAACTGGAGAGGACTATATCGTGGTCTATAAAGAGCTATTTGAGATGGCCATGAAGATCGGTGACATGCCTAATGCCGATAAAGTTACCGATGCTTACTTGCGTCAGCGTGGATGGACTAAGAATGCCACGATGAAGAAAATGGGCAAGAGGGTACGCCTTCGGGACTGGCCAACCCATGGGACTTACATCATCAGAATGAACTACCATGTAACCTGTATCAAAGATGGTGTTCATCTCGACATGGGTGATTGGAGAAGTCGGTGTGGTAACACCTACTGGACTCCACCATTATCTGAGAAGTAGTACTGCTCCGGCTCCTACTACGATGTAGGGGACAGCGCCTCGTAGGCGCTTGAACACGCCGGGATTTGCCGCTCTCTTCCAAGCATCACTAGCTTGGTTGAGGGCGGTGACTTCTTTCCGCAATGCCTCATTAACTCTTTGGTCTCTCGACCATATTGAATCCAGTGAACCTATCCTTGTCAGTAAAATCTGCTTATCCCATACCAGACTAGCCACTTGAACCTCGTATGATTCGACCACTTTAAGGTGATTCGATTCTAAGGTATCTAAGACAGCCGCTAAGGAGCTTCGATCCTCTAGGCTATCACGTAGTATAGTGAGGTTCTCCTCGAAGCTTAGAGAGGACGTGAGGACGTCGTTTTCTGCCTGCTCTCGAACTTCAGCTAGAGAATCCTGAACTTGGTCTAAGCTATCCTTAAGTGACTCATAATTCTGGACGGCTTCCTCAACTTCCTGCTCCAACTCTTCTCGCTCTGCTTCCAACACCTCTACCCTGCCCTCTGCAACCAGTGCATCCATCCGGGCTGAGTCCATGTAATCGAATCCGAAGAACAAAAGGAAGACTACTCCGACTGCTATCCCAACACTACTAGATTTCATACGATCCTTCTTCCGTTGGATTCTTCAATCTGTAACAAAGTCTTTTTGATACCACTCCGGTCATACCTCTCTTGGGAACCTTTACTACCTCGACTCGATCATCCCTGATCAACGCCTTCAGACGAGAGCGTATCGCTTGGGCTGGTGAATCAAGATGTTCGGCCAACTCAAGTACTGTCCTTGCTCCATCGTCTGGCTCCATGCCAGTATTGCTTAGAGACTTTACTAGCTCTTCTAATAATTCTGTTTCCGTGATACTCACGATACCTCCACAGTTGTGGGTCGTTCAGGTTTGAATAATATCTTCTTCATATTATAATCATCATCGTCATCAATTTCAAACCAAACAAGTCCAATGTCTGCCAAGCTTTCTGCAACCCGGTGTACATATTCCGTTGCAAGTTGCCATGCTGGTAGTGCAACCAACCGTGTTTTTACTTTGTGTATTCTTCCGCTGTCTGCGAACTGATGGAAGTGACTGCGGATTGCTATGTCAGGTGGATCTTCTTCGTCCATCATGTAATTAAAAAAGATATCCTGTGCATACCATCTCATGTATGGGCCTTTGGTGTGTGCTCTTCTTCCCATTCTACCGTGGTGCTTTATATCAAATCTAAGGTTCCCAAACTTAATCATTCTCTGGTAGGATGATGTCGTTCCAGTATCCGGATCCTCTATGACATTCCATCGTTGAGCTTTCAACGCCTTAGCCATACCCTCTTCAAGTCCACCTGCCCTGCCAACGTGAGCGGGCGTACCTCTGGTGATGTGTATGCTGTCAGGCTTGAGTGCCAACGGAACCCTTAAAGTTTCCAGCGCGCAGTTCACATGCCCACCTTCATGGGCTGTAAAGATTTGCGTAGTACGGTGATGATCACCATCAACGGCATCTCCATTACAGACTAGATGTAGCTTGGCGTCTCTGTTCTTTCGCTTCACTGATTTTATCTTATCCCAAGATTCTTCCCAGTTATCCCACAGCCATTCCTGTGCCTTGCTAGGCATGTACAGTCCACCATCATCAAGCTCTACACCTTCGGGTGGGCATAGCCCTACGGTAGAACCACAGTGCAAATCTCCGAAGCACACGACTATGTGTTTCATTTTATAGCTCCTCTGGGTCATCGAAGAGGTCAGCCACAGTATTCGTACAGGACTGGCACCCCTCTGAGTCATCCTTGATTGTTAAGTTACAAGATTTACAGATACTCCAACCTCCACTAAAATCCCATTGACAATACAGGCAGAATTTAGAACCACTTTCGTGATGCGTTCCACAGCGTGGACAATCCATTATCTATTTTTTCTATTATGTAATGAAACTATACCACCATCCCTGTAGCGTTCCACATAGTTTTCCCTGTCCCTGGTAGCCCTGGCGGCCACACCAGCACCTAGGATTCCTGGTCCAACCCAGTTAGCCAACATATCCTTACTTCCCATGTCTTTGAACTGGGCATGCGGGGACCTCATATTTTTCGGGTCCCAAACTACCGTAACGTCGCCTCTACTGAATCCTTCGTATCCCAATTCTTTTAGCATCTTAGCTCTTGACTCATTTAAATGTATATCATCCCAGTTTGTGTTCAGATCACCATAGCCCATTGATGTCATGTGTTCAGACATTGCTCCCTCCCAACCAAGTTCACGAGCCCTCTTACTGTCAATTTTATTAATGGCTTCGTCTTGTATCTTTTGAAATTTGTCCCAATCAAATATCTTCTCACTCCTAACCATCATAGGATACGTTCTGGGTTGTCCTATCTCGAAGTCGGCGGCTCGTATTGGTGTGTTTCCAGTGCCTACACCTGGTCCAAACCCTGAATATATGTTAGCCTTATCAGGATCTCCCAGATATATGCCTTCCCCCCAAACATCGTAACCCTCGCCCGAACCAGGCTTCAAGTGTTTCCATGGGTCGTCGGGGTCCATTGGCTTATAAGTCCCGTGATATAGAGTAGTGTCAAAGCCCTCTTCTGCCATTCGTGCTAACCGTGCGTTTTCCATCTTTCTTCCCCACCAAGAGGTCGCTCTGTCTGGGGGGATTTCGTCCATTTCTTTAAGTACTTCTTGTATTTGAGGTCTTCGTACGAGCCCTTTAGTCTTGAACTTGCGAGCTTTAAGGGCAGCCCGTAATAAATCGAAAGGCTTACCCACGACTGGTATAGCAGACAGCCCTGCTATTGTCGCCAGCCCTCCATGACCCACTTTACCCCAAGCTGTCGGTGCGTTCCACATATCCCTAATTGATCTGGGCATATCATACATTAACGCCTTTATGTCTCCCACCACTGGCGTAAGGTCTACACCTAACTCAGCAGCAAGTTTAGCGTCATCTACGGACAGGTCCAGATCCATACCACCTGACCAGAACTCTGGGTCCAACTCGCCCTCATCGTCCACGGGACTCCACCAGGGAGTGTCAGGATTCGATGATCCGTTAGCCATTACCTGATCCCCAGAACATCCAGCATAGGTGTACCTGGCTCAGGTTTGTCTTCAAAAAATCTATCAAAGTCTATGTTCGGGTCGGACAGAGGACTCTCTTGGTTCATCAAGTTTTCGTAATACTGCATCTTCCGTTCATTGGGCAAGTCTTCTAGTTCAGGCATTTCTGATGCACCCATTAGTCCTGGATTTAGCAGATTATCTACAACACCTCCCGTTAGAGCCAATCCAGCCGCTGCAAGCGGTCCCACACCAGTTGCCAATGCACCCCCGGCAAGCAATCCTGCACCTATTTTTACCCCATGTCTTTTGATAATGTCACTAATAGCATCCCGTACAACAGTGGGCCTTATCCGACCTCGTCCTACATTATTTTTTAAGAACTTATACCAATCATTAAGTTTTGTTTTAATAGGTAGATCGGGGGTTTCGTCAAATAAATAACCAGGCATATGGTATCCTGACTTCGGATCGCCACCATTTTTTTTTATTTCTGTTGCAACATCTTTCATCACAGGAAAAAATCTGATCTCTAGTCCTTTCAGTATTTTTTCCATTAGAGTTGCATCCTTAGCCGCACCCCTTAGTTGTAG